TACACTTACTTTTGGAATCAGTAACACAAACGCAGTTAAGGTTGATAGTGCTAGTGTTGCAGATGATGAATACGCTAGGTTCACAGCAAACGGATTAGAGAGTAGATCAACTACAGAAGTATTGTCAGACATAGGTGGTATTACTGCTAGTTCTTCAGATACACTAACTAATAAATCAATAGACTCAGATAACAATACAATTACCAATATTGTCAATGCTGATATCAAATCTAGTGCTGCTGTTGCGTTTAGTAAGATGGAAAACCTTACAGCATCAAGAGCATTAGTATCAGACGGTAGTGGCGATGTATCAGCAGCAACTACAACTTCAACAGAGATTGGTTATGTTAATGGCGTAACATCAGCAATACAAACACAATTAGATGCCAAAGCAAGCAAAGGTCTGGCTGTAGCAATGGCAATCGCTTTATAGGAGAAAACATGGCACAAGACTTTGAATCAAATGGAGCTCAGATAACAAACTCAGCGACTACAATATATACATCCAATAGTGATGATGCAGTTGTTGGTTTAAGACTAGCAAATATTTTAACCACTACAGTTACAGTAAGTGTATTTGTATCTGAAGGTGGTTCTACTACAAGATACATTGTAAAAGATTTATCAATACCACCTGCAAGCTCAGTAGAGTTAGTACAGGGCGGAGCTAAATTTGTTTTACAAAGTGGAGATATCTTAAAAGGACAAGCTGGAACAGCAGATAGTATAGATGTCTGGGTATCAGTTGTAGACGCAATTAGTTAATAGGAGATTACATGGCAACAATAACTTCAGTGGGAGGCGTTCAGTATATTGGTGATGCACCAGCAGGTGAAACCATACATGAACACGATACCGAAATTAATAAAGATCAAATTATTACAAGTGCAGTCTTTGCAGGTCCTATTACTTTTGCAGCAACAGTAACTGTCACTGGTACGGTTGTTGTTGTATAATGGATAATATATACGACAAGAACCAACATATCCACATTGATAGAGGATCTCGCAAAATAGTTGTTACTAATCAACAAGACACTACAAACATACTTGAACAAAATAAATGGTCACAAAACAACCAAGAACAAAAAGGTGACTTACAACGTATAGCTCAAATACCTCTTATTGCATTAAAAATTAAAACCAAAGAACGCTTTGGTCATTCTAATTGGTACAAAGTTGCCAAAGAAGAACAAAAGAAAATAATAAGAGAAATGGTAAACAGTAACGAGTATATGTTTTTTAGAACAGGGGATAAAAGATTATAATGGCATTAGATTCATATACAAACTTAAAAACTGCTATAGCAAACTTCTTAGCAAGAGACGATCTTACATCAGAGATTGATGACTTTATTGATCTTACTGAAGCAGACCTTAACCGTAGACTAAGAATAAGAGCTATGGAAAACGTATCATCGTTTACTATAGACGCAGAAACAGAGGCATTGCCTACTGGTTTCTTGCAAGTACGTAGTTTTCACATAGTTCAGAACCCAAAGATTGCTTTGCAATACATGACACCGTTTCATCAGTTTGAAACAAGAGGTTCTACAGAAAGCGGAACACCAAAAGTATACTCTATAGAAAGTTCTAACTTTAGATTTAGTCCGTTGCCAGATACAAGCTACACTGCTTCTCTGGTTTTTTACAAAGCATTTGATTCTCTTGATGGCAGTACAGCCACTAATTATATTTTAACAAACCACCCAGACGTATATTTGTATGGTGCATTGTATTTTGCATCTACATTTATTAGAGGCATGGATCAGGGATCTGTAGCACAATTTAAAGCACAATACGAAGCTGCTTTAAAACAAGTAGAAGAAGCTGACGATAAAGATAAATATAACGGTACACCGTTAGTGCAAAGGTCTGGAATAAACATTAACAACTTTGATAACGTAAGATAATGCAAGTACCTTTCGGAGAGTGGTTGCCTGATTTACCAGATCATTTAAATCCTGGTGCAACGCAAGCCAAGAACGTATACCCTGCTGTAAACAGTTACAGACCATTTAAGAGCATTACACAAGCAACTGCTACTGCACTAAGTAACAGAGCTCAAGGTGCAGCATCTTTTACATCTGATACAGGTGCAGTAAGTATTTTTGCAGGTGACTCAAGTAAACTGTATAGAATACTTGCAAACTCAGTAGTTGATGAAAGTGGTGGCACAACATTTAATACTGCTGCAAATGGTTATTGGGATTTTGTTAAGTTTGGAGAAACCGTTATAGCTTTTAATGGTGTAGACGCACCGCAAGCATGGTCATTAGATACATCGGCTGACTTTGCAGCATTAAGTGGATCACCTCCTACATTTAGACACGCAGCAGTTGTAAACAATTTTGTCGTTACAGGATTTCAACCAACAGCACAAAACAAAGTGCAGTGGTCATCTTTTAACAGTGCTACATCTTGGACAGCAGGTGTCAATCAATCTGACTCAGAAACATTGCCAGAGGGCGGTGTAGTTACTGGAGTTACAGGTGGACAGTTTGGTTTGATATTCCAAGAAAACAGAATTACCAGAATGGATTATAGAGGTGGTAATGTTATATTTTCTTTTAGACGTATTGAAGACAACATAGGTGCAGTGCAAGGTAAAACAGTTATCAAGGTTGGTAATCTTGTATACTTCCTATCAGAAGATGGTTTTAGAGTTACAGATGGTAACTCATCTAAACCTATAGGTAACGGTAAGGTCGATAGATTTTTTAAATCAGACCTAAGATTTGCACACAGAGAAAGAGTAAAAGCTGCTGTAGATTATGCGAATAAATTAGTTTGTTGGTCATACCCATCTACTGCTAGTGGAGTGACTGATAAAATTATTATATACAACTACGAAACTCAAAGATGGTCAATTACAGAACTATCACATGAATTTATATTTAACTACATATCTCCAGGTTTTACTGTAGATGAGTTAGATAACTACCCATCATCAGGGTCTAATAACTTAGATGCTATTAACGTACCACTTGATAGTGATATATTTGTGGGTGGATTGAGGTCATTTGGTGTCTTTGACACCGATCATAAGTTTGGAACATTTGAGGGATCTAACCTTGCTTGTGAAATAGGCACAGGCGAGACTGAAATATTTGCACAGAATAGATCTTTGGTAACACACGTTAGACCTATTGTGGACACAACATCTGCAACTGGATCTCTTACATTAAGAAATAGAGTTGGTGATTCACAGTCGACAACATCACCAGTCGCAACCATGCACGCTACAGGAACAATACCGTTTCATAAGAGTGCAAGATATTTTAAATTTAATATGCAAATACCAGCAGGCACAACTTGGAATGATGCACAAGGTATTGATATAGAAGCTACAAAAGAAGGATATAGATAATGACAACAGGTTTGTTAGGCGATACATCGTTTTTAGACACATTACAACAAGCATCTCAAGTTTTAAACGACAGAGTAAGCTCATCACCCTTTGGTAATTATACACCTAATCAGGCATCAGATTACGTTGTTGGACCATTAGGCGGTATAGCACAAAATAAATTTATGGGTGACCAATTTCAAATGCCTAATTTATTTAATGCACCGTACATACCAGAAGCTTTTAACGCATCAAGCGTTCTAAATGCTGCAAGTACATCCCCTTTTAATTATAATTTTGGGTCATACACACCAGGTGCATTTAATCAATTTTATGGTTCACCTATGACTTCACCTGCTATGGCTACTACAACTACAAGAACAGGCGGTGGTGGCGATGGGCGAGAAAATTTAGAAAGATTTTTACGTGGAGGTTCCGCACCGTTAGGAGCTGTAGGCACTGAATTTATAGGAGATACAGGTTTTAGAATTAACGCAGATGGTACTGTAACTAAGCTAGACCCAACTTCTTTAGATTATAAATTTAACAAATTTATGTCAGGTTTGTTAAGTAACACACCAGGCAACATAGCAAAAAACGTATTAGGTTTGTCTCCAACAAGCATAAGTGATGTTGCAGAACAAGTAGGAGATCAGTTTGGTGATGAGGCAGGAGCTAATTTCTTTGCCGAAGCTGCAAAAGCTAGACCAAGTGGAGCTTTAACAGATGCTCAAGCATCAGCAGCAAGAAGAGAGGCAAATCGTGGAAGTCAAACTGGAAGCAAATTAGGTGACAGAGCAGCAGCAGGACAAGCTGGTAAAAAAGCAGGAAATTTAGGTAAAGGTCAATACGGTGGTAGATAATGGCTAGTAAACAAAACCTAGAATACATTTACCAATACATTGACAGTGCAGAGGACTTTCAGCGTATTGTTGAAGATTTAGCAAACCAACTAATTACGTATCACAACACTGAAAACCAAGAGGTTGTTGCATGGTTTCTTGCATAAACTGCGATCATCATTGTCATTGTGGTAATAATGGTGTTTGTGCAGTTTGTAAATGTGCTAACTGCGAACATCCAAATGCACTAGATGAGTTTTGGAAAAGACTAGAAGACAACGCAGGAGCAATGATTAACTTAACAAAACATAAGGACTAATGGCACATACATATAAAAATAGTAAAGTTGATCTGTCATCTACAAACGATACCGTATTGTATACAGTACCTGCTTCAACAACAAGCGTTGTAAAAAGCATTTTGGTATCTAATGACGATACAAGCAATGCTTGTCATATTACAGTTACGCTTCTTAACACTGGTAACACTGTGTTTAGTTTATTTAAACAAACAAACGTAACTGCAAAAACTACTGTAGAATTACTAACACATCCTATAGTTATGAACACAGACGAAGAACTTAAAGTACAAGCAGAAAATGCTGATGATCTTCATGTAGTTTGTAGTTATTTAGAGGTTACATGATTGGTGTTGTTCAGATACCTCAAGAAAATATAAAGACAGTATGGGGTCTAGTAGATGATTCTATAACAAAAGCATTAGCATACTCTGGTCATCATTACAGCACGAAAGATGTATATGATAGCTGTGTGAATGGTGATTATCAACTATGGTTGGTATGGGATGAAGAGACAGAGACCAAACTAAAAGGTGTTGTGGTTACTAAAATAATCATAAGACCTAACTCAAAAGTGGCGAACATATTTATTTGCACTGGAAAACAAAGAAAACTTTGGCAGGATAGATTGCACGACATTGAGAAATGGGCTAAAGATAATAAGTGTACGCACTTTGAAACTTATGCCAGACCTGGATGGTCTAAATTATTAAAACAAAAAGGGTATAAAATTACCCATTACTTACTAGAAAAGAAATTGGAGGAATAAGTATGTCAAGTGGCGGAAATGAAACTACCACTCAAACAACGCAGCCTTACGCACCTGCGGAACCTTTTTTAAAGGATATCCTAGGCGAGGCTCAAAATGTATACAGGAGTGGTGTAGGTAGACAGTTTTTTCCAAGCAGTACAGTAGTACCGTTTGCAGACCAAACTCAACAAGCACTTAATCTACAACAAGCGGCAGCATTGGAACAAATGCAACCTTCAACTTTGCAAGGTCAAGCCGCAACTACATTAGGTAATTTGGCTAGTGGCACAGCATCCAATCAGTTTTTAGATCAAGTTAGACAAGGCATTACGTCTGATGTGATGGGTAACGTGCAAACACAGTTTGGTGGTATGGGTAGAACTGGCACAAGTCCAGGAGCTCAACAAGCAGTTGCACGTGGTATTACACAAGCATACGCACCTATTGCAACATCTTTAGAGCAACAAGAAAGAAATAGACAATTACAAGCTGCACAAACTTTATCTCCATTGCAAGAGCAAATGGACTTACGTCAAACATCAGGTATTGCATCGTTAGGTGGTGTCGGAGCTGCTTACGAAAATTTAGCACAAAGACAATTACAAGATCAGATTGCAAGATTTCAATTTGGTCAACAAGCACCAATGCAAGCACTACAAGACTATGCAGGTTTAGTTTCACCTATTGCCAGTGGTTTACCAGTTTCTGTGACAAATCAACCAGGAACGCAACCAAACGCATTAGCTGGAGCTTTTGGAGGTGGTCTAATGGGAGCTGCTGCACCTGCCTCTTTCCTAGGTGGCTATGCACCTGCTATAGGTGCTGGTCTAGGTGCATTAGGATTTTTAAGTTAGGATAATTATGTTAAAAGATATTTTTGGTAGTCCACTTGAATCATATAGAAACGCAAGAAAACCTGGTGGACTTTTAGCTCCATCAGAAAATTTTAGAGGTTTTTTAACAAGTGATGCTGCTAACATTGCTTCTAAAATTTTAGGTGGCACTCCTATAGCACAAGCATTGTTTGAAGGACCAATGCAAGCAGAAGAATTAAGATCATCTTTTAAAGATAGAGAGTTTAAAGACAAACAACAAGAGTTTGCAGTAGAACAGATGAAATTTGATAGGGATGATATGAACGCAGTAAGAGATTTTAGAAACAATATGCAAGATCCTAATTTTGATTTTTCTAAACTTTCTTTATCTGATTTATCTTTAGTAGACACTCCAGGAGTAATTAGTGCTTTAACAGCAGAGGTCATGGGTGACAATCTTATGGAGGCGTATTCATTAAGTGAAAAAAGTGTAGTTTTTGCAAGTCCTTTAGATATTAAAAATAATCCTAATATAATTCCATATGAGGGGTCACCAGCAGATACATCTGGTTCCATGTCAAATTTAACATACAGAGCTGTGGTACGAGATCCACAGAATAATGAACATTTTGTCTACTCAAGCCCAGAGGGAAAAACTTTAGTAGATTTAGATGGTACATTAGTTCCATACAGTAATGATATGTTTGGTGAGGGGACAGATGCACAGTTATCAACTGTGGGTGGTTTGAGCGATCAAAGGTTAGATTTAGGATCATTATTAAAAATTAAGTCAAGCATTGAAGAAGATGAAGTGCAATTAGAAAGATTGGCAACATTTATACAAAGAGTAGATGATCTCCCATCAGGCATGAACAAGATTGTAAAC